AAAACGTGGCAGCATGTGAAGTGAGCCGGTAGTGATAAGTCCTACCGGCTCAACAACATCACGCCAGTCCTGCCCCGGAAATTGTGGCAGCTCCGGCCACGATTCCAGACTCAGGCACCCAGAACCCGTTCACCGCCACGAGCTTCACGGCCTGTCTCTGGTCCGCCTTGAACGTGATGAGGTTCGCAGCAGCACCCACACCACCGAGTCCGTTCAGGACATCCACGGTGTGAGCAGCCAGACCGTTACCGATGATAGTCAGCCTCGAGCCGTCCATGTCCAGAGTCGGTGCGGCCAGAGTCGAAACAATGACCACCGCTCCGTTAAGGATCACGTCCAGATCGTTGCCGGGCAGCGGGAGCGGGATGGCCCCCGTGACGCTGATGCTGGTTCTCTGACGAGCTGGACTCCCAATTGGGAACCCAGTAATGACCTGGGGGGCATCGGACGCGAACTCGGAAGCGAGCCCGATAGTGACCCGGGCGCCGGTCGGATGAGCCGTGGTCGCTGTACCGTCCTGACCACGCGAAACCGGAACCTGGAGAACGCTGGTCCCGCTAAACGGATATCCCTTAGCAACCTGCATCACCTCGTGATCAACGATGAGATAGCAGCCTGCGGTGACTCCGGTAGCGGAAGCAAGCGCGATGACGTTCTGATCGATGACGACTGCGCCCGAAAGGGTAGTACTTACCAACGCCATAGCATTTACCTCGTGGCGGCGGACATCATATGACATCCACCGCGGTTATACTGGTCCGAATGGAAAAGCATGGGATGTGGAATACGCCCGAGTACCAGCGCTGGCAGGTCATGATTCAGCGATGCGAGAATCCCAAGAGCCCTGTTTACAGGCACTATGGGGGCCGCGGAATCAAGGTCTGCGAGCGCTGGCGACACTCTTTCGCAGCCTTCATTTCCGACATGGGCCGTAGCCCAGAGAAACACGAACTTGACCGCATCGACAACAACGGCGACTACTGCCCCGAGAACTGTCGATGGACGACTCGGAAGAAACAGATCCGCAACAGGCGCACTACTCCGCTTCTGACATGGGACGGACGAACCATGTCGGTAGGGGAGTGGGCCGACGAATCCAACCTCCCCTACCATGTGCTCGCTACCCGGTTGGCAAAGAAATGGCCCATAGAGCAAGCCTTACGGCGGCCAGTGTCCCATCTACGCCGGAGCACATTGCCGTAAGTCATTGATTTTACTACCCTTGAACTCGCGTTGCCCATTCGGGGCGAGGCGCAGCGGCCCCAACCAGCATATCGATCCTGTTAATATTCTGATCAGTTTTCGCATCATACTGCTCGACCATGCGGAGGGCCAAGTTTCCTACAGACGAGCTAATCCTTGTCCCCCTTGCTCCACCGTTAGGCATGTCGAGGTCTGCGGTGACGAAGGCAAACGCCTCAGGATGGAACATCATGGACACGGGGCTGGCCGTGGTAGCGAGGGCACCACCGGAAGTCGCGGACCACACCAGAACGATCGCATCGTTGGCCGGCGAGTTGGTCACGGTCTGAAGCGGACCGCTCGTGATGATCGGAGGAGAGATCGGAAGCGTAGCCGTGACCCCCGCCGCGTCATTGGTATCTGCGGTCACAACGAACTGCTGGAGCCGCCCAGTCGAGACGTAGGACAGCCGGTTGACTCCGAACACTCCAGCAATCGTGAAGATGTCGCCCTTCTTAAGGAAGGTCGCACCAGCCGCCCAACCGTTGATATTGATGGTCGAGCCGGTCTGGAGGGCGCCGTCAACGAGCGGAGTCGAGGCAGTGAAAGTACCCGTGGTATGAACAGGACGGTTCTGGTCCCGATACCACTCCTCAAAGCCAAGCTGCATCCCGCCGAACTGGCCCTTTTTGTAGTTACCCGAGATGGTAGAAGGAGGGTTGAACAGCGTGCTCGAGGTGTTGGCAATCGTCGCCATGGCCATCGGATCGAGGACACCGATCAGGCCATCATCCGGCGCAGACTGATCCGCCAGCTTAACGCCGGCCTGGAGGTAAGTAAGCGTAGCGTTCGGAGTAGTCCCGGGGATTCCGACCATGTTGTAGACATCCCGATACACCGCAGCGAACGTAAACGCATCCGCCACGCTTGCCAGAGCCGCCCCGGCAGGCTTGGTGTAACGCTTCTGGATGTTCTCGATCTCAGTAGTAGCCTGAGCCGAAGACCAGCCGAAGTCGATGTGCTTCTGATTGGTCAGGCTGATCGGAACCGTCTGGTCAAGGATGGGCTGCTCCTGAAGAGCCTGGCCATCCGAGACAACCCAACGCTGCGGAAGACGGTACTGGACGGTATTGCCGACCTTGGCACCGCCCTGCTCGTAAACATTCGAATACTGCCTGATGCTAGAGATCAGCTTTACGCTGTTGACATATGCACGGCCCACTTCCTTCAACACGAAAGTGGATGTGATGAGCGTATTTGACATTTGGCGTGTACCTTCGTTGACTTCTACCGCTAGGCTCTGGCAGTCCTAGCGCGCTATGAGTCACGAACCGCCGACGCCAGCGAAGCAGCTAGTTCGTATCCGAGGTACAGCCAGCACCGCGAGTCGGAATGGCTTCGCGGGCTGCATTGCGACGTGCCTGCTGCTTTTCCTTGCAGCAAACCCGACAATAACGCATTCCCTTACGGTTCGTCCATGTGTTCTGCTCGTTGTACGGATGCCCACCACGGGAACAATGCGTCTTCAGCGCATGGAGTGCCGACGTACTCCTAGAACCGGGAGCGTGGACGTTTTGGCGTGGAGTAACGATCCGCAAATGATCCGGGTTGACGCACGTTCTGACGCGGCAGAGATGATCCAACTGCATGCCGGCCGGAATGGGGCCAACCAACTGCTGATAGACGAAGCGGTGAGCCTGAGTAGTCATCTGGATAGACTTGTCCCACACTTGGGCATAGCCGCCCTGCTGATACGAGCAAGGGTCCATGAACCAATGGCACCAGCTATCGTGCTGTGCGCTTCTCAGCATCGGGCCTATTGTATCACCCTCTAGCTCGCTTTTCCCGTGCATCCCAATAGCGCATGTGCTCCTCAAAGCTGGATTCATCCGGATCTGGAGCAGAGTCCACATGCTGCGGCGCCCCGGTTACGGGTCGGATAGGAGCACTCGCCCGGCTTACCTGAGTCCTCTGCGGCTGCGCTCCGTTTGTCTTGACCTGCCTAGCGATCATGCGCATCTCCGTGATCACATCCGCACGGTCATCCATCGATCTGATCCGCTGCAATTCCTGAGGGTTCTGGCTCAGGTACAGAGCCATCCTTGGTCCAATTCCTCCACTCGAATCTTTCTCGTCCGCTCGGATGATCTCATCCGCGATATCGTTGTCCGGGCTCAACCGCTCGTTGAAGTCACGGGCAATCGAAGGCTTGTTCATGATCGCCTGGACATCCGGCGTGACCTTGGAGAACCACGAGGCATCTACGCTCTCGTATGCCTTCCGGGCGGCGATAGCCTTACCCAGGACTGTCTCAAGGCTAGTCTTGTACTCCTTGACTCTGGTCTCCTGAGCCTGCTGGGCATCACGGGCCTTGAACCGCTCGTCGGTCTTCCAGTCAGCAACCGCTTCGACCCATTCGTCATAGGTTGCGAAGTCGTCAAGCTGAGGCTTGCCCTCTGGAGCCTTCGGGGTCGGTGGCGCCGCTTGCTGTGGTTGTCTCCCTGCCTCGATCTGCCTCCGGTACTCGTCCCGCTCCCTCTCGGCTGCCTCGACACGGGCCCTGACATGATCCCGCTCTTCCCGGGCTGCCTTAGCTTCCCGAGTAGCTGCCAGCATCCGGGCTTTGGGGTCATTACGTGGCTTCCCAAGCTTCCCGGCCTTCTCAAGGCGCTCTGCCTCGGCTATGTCGGCGTCGTCGCTTCCTGGGGCATCCCGAGCAGTCCTGGAAGGGGTTTCAGGGGCTTCGCTGCCCTTCTCTGGCGTTTCGGGAGTGGATTCTAGGGTTTCGGTGATCTGTTCGGCGGTTTCCGAGGTGCTGGTGACCGTGTAGCCCTCCGCCTCGACTGTGACCGGCCCTGTATCTTCCACGCTATGCCAACCTTATCATATTTGCACTCATCTCCAGGTCAAGAATGACCTTAGCCCCAACAGCAACGGCTTGTTAGCCTTGGCTTCCAACGCATCAAGGCGGCTCCGAAGGTCGATAACCACAAGCTCCAGCAAGGCAAGGCGTGCTTCTAGATCCGTCACCCTCTGCCGGGTCTTTAGCTCATTGTTAAGGGCTACCTGTATCGGATCTGCCACAGTACGCACAGCCTGAGCCGCTGCTGCCTGAGAATGCCGGCGAAGCGCCTTGACTAACTGACCGCGCATGACCTATCTTCCAATCGGCCGGAGATCACGGGTGCAAATCCCGTCCTGGGCTGATTTGGGGAGAGCTAGCACCCATATCAAGGGTTCCAGCGTAGTGGAGTAGTAACACACCGGCACTTCTCATGCTTCCGGCCTCGGTCCCACGATATCCACAGGTCCAATGGCAGCCAAAGCACGACGGATAAGAGAGTAATGGCACCGCTCGCAGAGATCAGCTCGGCAGATCCCACAATGCTTGGTTGGCTTAGGAGTGTAGTCACCATCTAGGATGCCGCAGACGGTACACGTTGACCACCGATCACTCCACATTGGAGACATTAGGGAATCTCATCCGGTAGAACCGCTCCAGCATGGCCTTGTTCTTCCAGCAGTCGCGCAGAAGCTGCGGAAGCTCCCACGAGGCCCCGGTAAGGCGGGTGCCCCACGTCATGCCGGATCGTAGGTTGCCGAGAAAATGTCCGGCTTACAAGGGTAAAACTCACCCTTCACGCCCCGGATGATCCAGTCACCATCGCTAGCCGTCATTCGCCCTTCGAGGGTTTGGATTGCAAGCTCCCGACCGGCACACGAAAGCAACGAACCGCGTGCCCACTTCTGGATCTCCGCCAGACGTTCCTCTGTCCCGTTCCAGCGAAGCGCTTCGATCACTACCGGCTTTTTTCTGTACTTCATCGGCTAACCCAATCCCACATGGTCACCATAAGCTCGTAAAGAATCACTCCGGCTCCTTTGGCGGCTCAGTATCCCGCATCATCCGCTCGTGCTCTTGACCGGCTCGAGATTGCTCGTCATCGTGCTGCATCCCACGCTCTGACTTCATATCCTCGTGGGCCATACCACGCTCGGCCTGCGCGTTCTCATTAGCCATGCCCTGTTGAGCAAGCCTACGCTGCGCAGACTGTTTCAGCACCTCGAGCGCTACCTCGTGGGCCCGGTCCTCCTGATTTTCCTGCCCCTCGAAAGCCTGCTCCTGGCCCGTCGCCAACTCTTGAGTCTGAGCCTCGGAAGCCTGAGCAAACCCCTTCGCTTCCGCATTGATCTGAGCCACGTTGATCTTAGCCGCATTGTTGATCTGAGCAAGCTGTATATCCGTCTCGGCCTTGATCCGGGCAGCCTCAATCTGGGCCTGTTGCTTAGCCTGCTGTGTCTTGATCTCCTCGATAGCGCCCTTAAGCTGCTCCTGCATCTCCTGGCCCTGTTGCTTCATGCTCTGAAGCTCGGCCTGCATCTGCTCAGGGGTCGGAGGAGCGTTCTCGTCACCAGCAAGGCCCGGGAACTTCCCATCCCGGAACTTGGTCAGCAACTCAGCAGCTTCCTTCGCTCCCGGGGAATCCCTAAACCGCATGTAAGTCGGCAGCAAGAGTACCTGTATCTCAGGAGGCATAGACTCGAGCAGGGCCCCGAACTCCTCCTGTCCCTGCTGCAAGCGGGTCTGGTAGGACTTCCCGATGCTCACGCTTACGCTGTACTTGCCCTGAGTCAAGTCGATTGTCTTCGGCTGCGGCATAGGCTGCCCATCCATCGGAGGAGCCATCATGGCCGGGTCCATCGGTCTTCCATCCGGCCCAGGAACGAACGGCGCCCCGAGCATTACAGTCGATTCCTTCTCGTCCTCCCCCCCGAGGATCTGTGTAACCCTCCCCGGACGGTCGTAGACGAAAGGCATCAGTCCTAGAACCACCCGAGCCTCGTATGGCATCGAGATCTTGGCTAGGCTCTGGAGGTAGTTACTCGTCCCGGCATCGGACTGTTGCTGCTGAGCAATCACTGCCCGTCCAGACTGCCCACGCTTCGGCGTCTCCCCCAAGGAAGGGTCATAGACAGCCGTCGCGGATTGGACCAGGCCCTTTGCCGTTTCCGCGAGTTGCAAGCTCAATCCAAGCTTGCTCCCGTCGATCTGCATCGGCTGTGGCGCCGGTAGATCCTGACCGCTCAGAGTCTTGGTCTTGTAGTACAGGTACGGGAAGTTCCTAACGTTGGCCTGGTTCCACTGGTCTTCGTACCCTTCCATCTGACCTTCTGCCGCGATGTAAGGCACCTTGGACAGCCTACCAACGTCCTCGACAGCACTGGAAATGGCGTAGTTGAAGGTCCGCTGTCCATCTCGAGCTGGCCGGACCATCCCCTCCCAGCGTCTCTGGCTATCGAAGGGCTGGAGCTCCCGGCCGATCACAGGAATTAGGGGAATCAGTACACCATCGAACGTCCCACGCTCCAGAATTTCCGCCCCGGTGCACTTGTACCACTTGAGCGTTACCTTTTCAGTGCTGCGCTTCTTGATGATCTCCCGGCCATTGGCTTCCTTCTCGGTCCCTTGTGTTCCATCCGCAAAGAGACACAAAGTCTCGGTTACCTTGTGCTTTCGGAAGTATTCCGCAACCTGGACCGCCTTTCCGCCGTCGTCATCCCTAACCCAGTCGGGCTCTTCCTCGGCATATCCGTCCCAGTCCAGCCCAGACCCGGCCTCGTCCAGAGACGCTTTAGAGTCAGGATAAAGCCTCTTGAAGTCATCCCAAGGAAGCCAGTCAGTTACAAAGGCGAAGTTTGCATCAGAGAAATCCTGCTTCTGGGCCGCAGGGTCCATCTTCACGCAGTCACCGTACAGAAACCGCTCGATCCCTATCTCCTGGTCGAATGGATCATCTCCGTCCTCGTCGTACCTCGTTACAACCCGATACCACCCAATCCCGCACTGTGTAGCCCTATCCAGAGCCCACAGCCGGACCTGTTCGGCATCGGAATCCCGCTCGATCCTGCGGTACAGCCCTTGCTTAACCTCGGCTATCTCATCCTGAGCCTTTTCAGACACAGGATGGACGTTGACCCCAAGGTCCGCCGCCGCTGCCTGGTTCTTGACCAGCTGGATAGGCTGTTGAAGGAGCGAGACAGAGATCATTGGACGGGCAGGGACAGCGACGTTCCCGACTATCCCACCCTTACGGGCGCTTATCGCGTCAGTGGACCACTGCTTTTCAGGGATCTGGAACTCGAGGTCCTCCTTCTCGCGCTTCCTCTGCTCACTACTGGCCGCAGAAGCACGCTTGAAGCATTTTCTGATCTCCTCGAGGAGCTTCTCGTCGTCCTTCTCGCTGTCCTTGCCCTTGGAGTCGGTAGCGTAGGTACTCATGCCGAGGCCCTCAGTGTCTTCGGCTCAGCCCGGTCCCACTTCTGGTGGCAACTGCGGCACAGCCATCGCACCTCGAGCGGCTTGGAGTAGTCGCCGTGCGCCCCATCAGGCTTACACCGCTTGCCGCAGGCCGAACACGCATCAGGACGAATCATTCGGCCAGTTCTCAGTGCATGATGAACACGAGCACTAGCACGGTTGACTATCGCCACGCGCTCTAGGTTGCGCTCAGCCCACGCCTTGACCGATTCGTATGTCTTCTCTCGGTTGGCCTCATACCATCTCTTGCTGTTCGCGCTCACACGCTCAGGATGACGTGCCCTGAACCGCTCGGCGTGAAGCTTGATACGGTCTGGATGGGCAGCCTTCCAGGCTCGCTTGAGCCTCAAGGCTCGTTCCTTCTTCGTCTCCGCTAGCTCCATTCGAAGTCTCGGGCCATCGGCGTGGCAGGCTTCTTAGACGCATGGATATTGACCGGCGCCGCGAAGGTCAACACAAGAGCATCCGAGTCATCCACCGGCGCCACCCCTCGTTTCTGCATCTCTTCCTTGCTCTCAATGACTATCTTGTCCTGCCTGTCCAAGTGAAAGCCTGGACTGGTCAAGTCTATCTCAAGCTTGGTATCTTTGGGGTCCAAAGAGCCAGTCAAAAGCCACTCTTTCATACGCCCGTACATGTATGCCCGCAGGTTCTTGAAGTGGACATCAAGGCTCTCGCTGCCGAACCTCACCTCCACCACATTCCGGAAGCCCATCGTCTGTAGCCGCTCAACGTATGGAGCCCCGAATGCCGAGTCAATGAACATGACTGCGATCTTATGCCCGTCGTAGTCCTTTTGCAGTACCTCAGCAAGCTTGGCTAGGAATGGCGCCCTGTCACCCCTTACCTTCTCGCCTGGAATCCTCACGGGCGGGATGCTCCTAGCGTCGGCACCACGCCGGAACCGAATCACGTTCCACGCCGAGCCACCATCCGACACGTCTACGCCGGCAATCAGGGGCTCATCACCGAACACGGCAGGCAAGGCACGCTTCTGGGCGCCATTAACCCTGTCCTGATCGATGAACTGCAACTCACTGGCTCGAGGCGGGAGGCCGCGTACACGGACACGGAAGAAGTCGCTATCCTCGCCGTAGTCGTTCAGCCACTCCGCTATCAGGACCTTGTTCGTGAACTTCGATTCGCGGGAGTCGATACACATAGTCTTCCAGCGGTCGCGCTGTGACCCAAAACAGACCCTATGGAACGTCCCGCTGCTCCTCGTGACGTTCCCGAACATGAACATCATCGGCTCGCCGTCAGTCAGTCCACCCTCAGCCACCTCGAAGATGCCTTCCGGGATGCCGCTCGCTTCGTCCATGATGTAAAAGCTAGTTGAGTCCGCCGCATGCTGGCCAGCGAAGGCTTCGCTGTTCTCTTCTTTGCTGGACTGGGGAGCGCAGAACCAAGTGTCCTTGTTGTCAACCTGGTACATCTTGGCTGAGTTTAGGCTGAACCAATGGCTCGTAATGCAGAGCTTGGTCCACTTCTGGACTGCTGCCCAGGTCTTGGTCTCTAGCTGCTGAACGCTGTTAGCTGTGATCGTACCCCTACAATGTGGCCGAGTGGACATGATCCAATCAACCAACCAGGCGGCCATGGTGGACTTGCCGGGGCCATGTCCAGATGATACGGCCCTACGAATTGGCAAACATGGAGTTGCGCCATCGAAAGCATTGCTGCGTATCTCTGTTCCAAGGTCACGTAGGAACTCCTCTTGCCACTTATCAGGGCCTGTCTGGTTCTCGAGGCTGCTACCCTTCTCCCCCCATGGATACGCTGCCTGGACGAAGCCTAGCGGGTCGAGTGCAAAGCCACCGATGAAGTCCGCGAGCGCTTCATCCTCGGTCAGGCTAACTGGGCTGGCCAAGGCGCTTCCTTGCTGCTCTGAGCCGCTCATCTATCAGCCCTACTGTCACCGTGGCCTGTAGCGTCTCAGTCGGCTTGTCCAGCGTGCGATACAGCAGGTCAGTAAAGGCGCTAGTGCTGGGGTCCTTCTCCCAGACCTCGATGATGTCGTCCTCTTGGCTCAGGGTTCCATCCGCGTAGGCTTTGCCCATTTCCTCAGTGACACGCTTGAACTGTCCGCCCTTCTTGTTCCGGGCCATGAGGTACTTGATCCCACAGGCTGCATCGAGTTGGGCGTTGACCATGGGCTCAAGCCTTGCCTTGACCAAATCACGGAGCACTTCCCTGGCTGCTTCCTTGTCGAGGGTCTTGCGAGTCTTAAAGCCCTTTGGCATTCCTGCGCCCGGCCGCTTACCGCCTCGGGGCTTTTTCGATTCAATCAAGTCGGGCATTATTCCCGATTCGCGTGTGTATCACTTTAGCAACATGCCTAGTGCGAGGCAGATAACGCTGAACGTGATGAGCATCTCCCATAGCACGCGCTTGTCTTCCTTGCTCATCTAAGGCTTCTCGGGATATCAGCCGAGATGGTGACTATGCTGTCCTTTCCGCTGATGTGACTACCCGCCGCACCACCGACCCTGATGATTGGATAGACCGAGGAAGAACCGGGAGCCTTGACGTTGCGGACTATATCTACCTCTGCATCGGAGGGCCATTCCTGCAACTGCTCAATTAGTTCTGCAACAGTCACTTAGCGGTAACTCCTGTTGTGGATTACGATTCCTGTTATTCCAACGACATAGACCACCCGGAGGGCCTTTGCCCACCTTGGATGTTGGCTCTTTTGGAGCAGGAGATCGGCTCCAGCGAAGCACAGAGTGGTCACAGCCGGTCCTACTCGTGGACCAGCGAAGCTCTTATCCCAGTACCTAAGTCCCTTGGGGGGTTGACTGGACCACGCATCGGCAATTCCTCCCGATGCGTACAGGGCTAGTGGTTTCAGGTTCAGCTTCTCTGCGTAGGCATAGCCTGGAATGAGCCAGGATGCCATTAGAGCGACTGGAACGGCTAGGCGCATGGTCCTACGTAAACCAACAAGTTACACCAGTCGCAGTTGTTCCAGTCGCAAGGATACGGCTTGCACGAATCGGGTGGATAACGCCGGCCGCGAGCCCGAGCGCTACCTGAGACGGAGCACCTTCCTCGGACACTCCCGCAGGAATGTAGGCGAGGTTCCCGGCCACGGCGAAGCTGATACCATCACAGATCCTCCGACGGCCGTTGGAGGTAATATCCACGGTATCGCTAGGAGTAACCTGGCTGCTATCGATCGCCTGTGCAGTTCTGTCGAGGACACTCGTATGGCTACCCTCCTAAACGTGCTTCCAAAAACGATTATTCTTGACTGCCCACGCTTGCGACCTGGATAGGCCGAAAGCCTTCCCAAGCGCCTCACCTACCAATGGGGAAGAACGAATAGCCGCCACCAGATCGTCCGTCAGTTTGGCCTTATTATTTAGCTTTCCCTTACGGTCTGGCTCATGTCCCCTACTTACACGATCTTCTGCGTTATTCAGCTTGGTTCCGATGTAGAGATGGTTCGGATTCACGCATGGGCGATTATCGCAATGATGAAGGGCGCACAGTCCTTCGGGTATCGGCCCGTGCTCCATCTCCATGAGAACTCGATGAGCACCCATGCTCTTGCCACCGCCAACCCCGAACCATCCATAGCCGCTAGTATTGATTGCGGCCAGCCAAGGCCAGCATTCA